GCCGCTGTTACCGTAGCAGTCAAAGTTATATCTGTGGTATCTATACTCATGGAAGCCAAAGCAAAGTCTCCTAGTTGTGCGCCAGTTACGGTCACTTCCTCGGCGGCTTCGTCCCCATCTGAGACACTACCCCAATCTTTTGTTTCCGAAGCAATCGCAAATTTAGTTACCGACTGCCCATAATAAGTGCTTGATAAAGCCATTATATATCTCCTTAAATTAAATTATGTCAGTTAAGCAACAACAGCGATTTTAACACCAGCATCATTACGAAGCTCGCCAGTACCATAAATGGTATCAGCAGTAAACAAGTCTCCTAAGAACTCTTGCTTGTACTGTGTTTGTGTACGCACACCCATTTGCTCTACGTGAACCATCGCAGATTTGTGGGCCAAGAGACACAACCGAGCGTCCTGAGAACCTTCCGTATCTGTTGGGCTATTGGTAGATACATATATCGGAATACCGTAAATATCTCCCATCAAACCGTTACGGATCGTATTAGAACTACCAGCTTCACCTGTGAACGCCTGTTCTGTAAATCGTGAAAGGCCCGTTAAGTTCTTCTTCTCAACTGGCGGTATCACTAAATAGCGATCCATCAAAGGAACATCAACATCATCAAGCGTTTGAATAGCTTTCCGAATACCTACGTCCGCTAAAGCGGCAGCATTATCTGATCCAGCATTAAAAGCCGTTGACCCATCAGACCCGATAACAGTACCCGCAGTACCAAAGTCTACAGTCGTACCTGAGCTTACTGTGTTAACAGTACCACCCTGTAGTCCGTAGCACCTTAGCCAAAGGTCACTGTCAACTTGTGAGGACAACGCAAAACCGGCATCATCAGTATAAAACTGACGCATACTTTGTAAAGCCTGCTTATCCAACAAGTCCTCAATCAAACGGGAATACTCATAATGCTTATCAATCGAAATTGAAATTTCTGAGTCCGTTGCTGCAATCAAGGTAACCTGTTGCCGCGTAGTTTTAGCACTAGCAGAACCACGAGTAGGAGTTGGTACGTGAATCGTATCTCCTTTTTTACCATTGTGATTCATCTTGGTAACCAGGTTAGCTAAAACCAAGTTACTTTTGTATGCAGCTACGACTTCGTTAGACCACAATTCAGGAATAAATTTATCCTGTGTGGTGGTATTCATCGCCGCTGCGGCTGAAAAATTAGCCATCTTATATCTCCTTTAAAAGTTAAAACGTATAGAGTTATCTAACTCTATCTTGCTTGTATGCCTTATAAATTTCTGGGGCTAGGTCCGCGTATCTTTGAGGATCTTGTATCTGTAAACGAATAAGCTCTGTTCTTTTGTAAATCGGTAAACCCGAAGAACTAGCATCCGCTGAAGATCCCGATGATACAGTCGTGGCGGCTTGAAGTTCTCGCTCACGTTCTTTTTGGACTTCTTTTGTTTGCTTTTCATGGGCAGTTTGAGTTAGCTCTTTGTACTGTGAAAACAGTTCATCTGCGTACTCAAAATCTCCATTACTTGCTTTTAGCCACATGTCTTGTCGGGGAGAACTAGTCATTACCCACTGTTGAAATTGTGCATCATTCACAATTTTGTCAACATCTGGGTGCTTTGCTTGCAAACGCTGTAGCGTACTTTCCGCTTGTGTTTGATTTATAGCACCCTTAATCGGCTGTAATGCCTCCTCAACTACCCGACGTACAGCTTTTAAAGGATTTTCGTGGAAATCTTCCTCCGACAAAGCTTCCTCGTTATTCTGTACTTGTTGTGTTTGAGCCTCTTGTAGATTATTCTGTATAAGTGTATCGGCTAGTTTTCTAAGCTCACCTAACTCATTACCTTGTTTGCCATACTGTTGCTCTAAATTTTGATAAGAACTCAAAATTTCATCTACAGATTTTCCTTGAAATTTAGAAGGAACTTCTGCATTATTATCAGTAAGCGCACTCTCAGCATTCTGAGCTTCAGGCTCTGCAGCCTCTTTACTAGTTGTCTCTTCACTTTCCAGCCGACTTGTCAGATCAGAATAGTCAACAGCTTTCGTGTCGTCTAAGTCGGGGTCTACTATATTATTAGCCATACGGTACTCCTCGTTTTAACCCTTTTAAAGGGGAACTAACATGGTATACCTAATCTTTTTAAATTAGGTTTGTTTGCTTCTCTATGTCTCCTTGCCCACTTATCGGCAGTCGTAGGGAAGCCTTGGTCTATTCCAGGTAATGAGAAAAACCCGCCTGAAATAATTCTTTTAGCTGGCCCGCCACAAAAGGTACATTCATTTTCTTTTTGTCCAGACCACTGTTCTTCAATTTGTCCACAAACAGAGCATTTATAATCATTCAACATCATTGTCATCTTCCTTGGCTCGTTCTAATTCTCCTTCAAGCACCGACTCCAATTCTATAATTAAATGAAGCATTCCTAATGACCCTCTTTGCTGCCAAAAACTTTTTTCGTCCGCTATTGACATTATATTATTTTGTTGTTCGTACATTTCTACTAGGCGTTCGCGGATTAATCCCCAGCCCTCCGTAGCTAATGTCTCGAACATTTTGTCATAAATTTGCTTTTCCTCTTCTTTCATATTAGCCGCCTCTCATTGTTGCTAACATAATTAATGCGGTGATCTCCTCGTCATCTTTTATTATGTGTATTAGTTGTTGTTGTTTTCTTAATCTTTGTATTATTTTTGGGTCTACCTCTACCCCTTCTCCACCTGCAGCTACTGGCAGTCCATATTGACCAGAACCATACATCCTCCTTCCATAGCCACTTCTACCTGCTACTGCCATTGTTATTCCCTTGGTGACGACCTCCGTTCATTCTTCCTTGTAAAAAGCTTATTTTTCCTTTCAAGTCAGAGATTTCTTGCTCTAAATCTCCTAATTTTTCCACGGTAAGCTCGTACCTTCTTGCACTTGTTTCATCACTTCTATTGTGTCTATCTATTACTTTTACATTTATTTCGTAAAGTTCTTTTAGTTTATTTCCTACAAGTCTTTGGAGAAAAGTTACTAAAGTTAGTAATAAACCTAAACATAGGGTAATTGCACCCCCTTCAAGAAAAGAAATCTCCATTTATTATCCACTTTCTAATGTGGCTATTCGAGCTTCAAGAGCATCGTTTTTAGCACTAAGTTCTTGTATCGCAGATGTTAAATAACAAGCCAGTTTTTCGTAAGCTACAACTTTTGTACTCCCTAATTCTTCATTTAAGGTTTTTTCTCGTGTATCCTCTCCTGACAAGTCATCGTGTTGCGGGACATCGTTCTCGTCTACTAAGTGCGGAAAAATAAGTTCAACTTCTTGGGCAATTAAACCAATTTGTTCATCCGACACACCCTTTCCCTGCTCTGATTCCGGCTTCCATTTGAAATACGTTGGTTGAAGCTGGTTGATTTTTGCAAGAATACCATCTGATACAGAAATTCTACTTTGAATGTCTTTGAGTCTTATATCAGAGTGAGTTGCTGCTCCTGAAGAGTAAACAAGCCCGACTCCATACATAGCATGGGTAGTGCTATAACCTAGAATTCCATATTTATCCCCTGCTGCGTTATACCCTAAGACGCCTCCATAGGAGGGGTGGAATGTTTTCCCATATATCCCATAATAACCCGTCGAAGGAGATGAGCCAGACACGCCAGAAAGACCGTATAAGCCATAATGCGCCCCGTTAGTGTGTCCTGTAAGCGCTGCGCCTCCTCCATCAGTTGTTATATAAGCACCCATTTGAGTACCCGATGCATTATCTAGGTGGACTCTTAGTCCTATACTTCCTGTACCATTATCATATGAATAGAGTTGTGCTCCTGTGTAGGCACTAGCACCTATTCCAACCTCGCCAGATCCAAGAATATGCATGGCAGTTGTTGTTGTTGCAGACCCAACATACCCACTATCAGGGATAACAATGTTGCCCCCTGTAGTCATTAAACCGCCACCAGTGTAAGCACCTGCAACTGCAAGCGTACTTGCCATGTCCACTGCGCCATCAATATCTACAATATCTAAATTAGCAGTTCCGTCGACATCAATATCCCCTGAAATATCAAGTTCAGTAGCAATAATCTTATCATTAAAGGTAGCTGCTCCTGCTTCACTACCATCAAGCGTAAGCATTGTTATATCAGAAGTATTATCAGTTCCTTTAAAAATAATGTCGCTATCATTAGCTGTTGCATCTATTGTGATATTTCCAGAAGAAGTGGAAAGTGTAACAGCCGCATCTCCTTCTGTTAAATCGTCTGCTGCTAAGGCGGTGGCTCCCGAGACTTCAAAATCTAATGTTCCATCCGCATCTTGATAAGTCACGGTAATACCCGTTTCGGTATTGCCCGTTACCATCCCCCCTACAAAGTCTTCTACTTGTTCTTGAGTTAACTGTGTATTTGTATCGGTGGAGGTCACTGTGAGCGTATCCCCACTCATGGCGGTAGTTACGTTAGTTCCTCCTGCAATAGTTAACGTATCACCAGGAGTTATACCAGTGCTTCCTGAGTCCCCTGCGACTGTGGTGTCTGATACTACAAAGTCTAAAGTTCCATCACTATCTTCGTAGGTTACTGCAATACCAGTTTCGGTATTGCCTGTGACCATACCTCCAACGAAATCTTCTATTGTTTCCTCTGTATTAACCTGAGAGTCTACATATGCCTTAATGCTTTGTTGTGTGGCAAGATGACTAGCACTATCACTAGCCATATTATCTTCATCTTTAATGGCTAACTTTGTATCAATCTTATCAAAGTTAGCATTAAGCGTAGTTCCCCACTCTCCAGACTGTTCCCCTGGCGTTGGTTTCTCTAACGTAATATTAGTTGTGTAGCTACTTGCCATTTTTATTCCACCCCACTCAACTCACCTTTAAGTCCTCGACGAACGGGTCTACCTCCTATTGAGACTACCCGCCCGTCTGGAGACCTTTCAATATCCAAATTAGGGGGTGTTCCTGGGGGTTGCTGTTGCTGTCTACGAAGTTCTTCTAGTTTGTTATCCATAACATTCATTCGTAAATCTGCTGGCCCCATACCAAACATCTGTTGTCTGTTAGACAAATGCTCTATACTAGCCATTAAGTTGGTATTTATTTGCTCTACGGCTTCCGCTGTTATATCTGCGTAAGAGGCTTTAAGAGCATCCACTAAATCTAAATATTCCGTGGGTCTTGTCCCTTCACTTGAAGTTGTGGCTGGTTTGCCTGTTAGCAAATCTGCTGCTCTAGCTTGTTTCAACGCAGAGTCAGATTCAGCCTTCATCCGTTCTGTTTCTGCCTTAGACACATTAACCATCGCTTCACTTTGATTCCAAATAGCTTCTCCACGATCTCTTTCCGCCTCCGCTTCCATCTCTTTATCCCTTCTAACGCTATCAACCATAGTCTTTTGTACTGTGAATTGATGTTGCTCTTGTTTCAATTTTTGTGCAGCCATCTTAACCTGTTGATCAAAGTCAGGCTCTGGTGGTTGTGGGTTAAGAGAGTTTTGTAAAAATGTGTCTATCGTAGACATAAGTTTTTCTTTGTCTTCTACGTTATAATTCTTAATTACGCCCTTAAGAACTATCCAGTAAGCAGGAGACCCAGGAGGAGTTGTTTGAAGAAGTTGGGTGAGTTGTGCTACTTCAAACTCGCGAGCCTGTGCTCCCAAAGCCCCGTGAACCTTAAATTTGTAGTCTGCTACGGGATATCTCTCCGTATCAAACTGCATGTACCGCCAAGCAATCTTGTGAATTAGTGGCGATAAGAACTCGTATTCCATGTTTCGGAGAGTTCTTTTGGCTCGCTTGAGCAACGCGCCCATCATCATGGACATCCCACCTGCTGTCTCGTTTCGCGGATTAACTCCTAACGGAGCAGCGGTGTCTAATGACCCTGTAGCCATAGTTACCATTCTCTCAAATTCCGCAGTTTGTCTGTAACTTTGTGAGTCAGGGCCGGGGAATTTAAAGGGAGCGATAGCTTCGTTAACAGGGCCAGAAACTATAATATTTCTTCCTGGCCTCACCGTAAAATCACTATTACGCGGGGCCATCATGCCATTAACCAGCATTACTGGGTAAGTTGCAAGAGCTAAAGCGTCTATCCTAGCTCTTAACTCTGCATCAAGTGCTTTCTGTGGGTTATATCCTTTTTCTGCGATACCTCTACCCCAGAATCTATTCGGTACAGTATCCCACTGGAACGCAACAAAAGACCTGTCTTGCATTATAAAAGGGTTACGAACAATTTTTAACAACGTGCTTCTATTGGCTATCCAGACTATACACTCTACCATTTCAGCAGCATCGTCATACTCTATTTCGCTGTTCTGTTCTGCGAACTCTACAAGGGGATCTGTGACACTATCTTTCTCGGCATCTTTAAACAGTCCTTTTGGGACTAGTCCGTGATATTCCATGATCTCTACATGCTCAACTTGCTCGTAATCCTTTTCTGTAATGTCTAAGGTTGCATGTTGCTCATCTGTTGTGTTATAAAATCCAACAGGAGATTGGTTCCAAATACCCCGTTCTTGTTTCTGTAAAACCTCATGTCTTGGGATCGTATACATGTGAGCGACCCCTAAAG